GGCGTCGACTACGATCCGGAATGGCGCAAACGGGCTGGCGTCAATCTAAATCCCGGCAAGCTTGGCCATGTCGAGAACGACGACCGCGCGGACTGGCGCGAAGCCTGGGCGCTCTTCCCAGGAGACGTGGCGTATTGCTGGCACGCCGGCCGGCACGCGAGCACCGTAGAAGCCTCGCTCGAGGCGGCGGGGTTTGAGATCCGCGCGCAGATCATCTGGGCCAAGGATCGCTTCGCGCTTTCGCGCGGTGACTACCACTGGCAGCACGAGCCGTGCTGGTACGCGGTGCGCAAGGGGCGCCGCGGCCATTGGGCGGCGGACCGGAGTCAGACGACGCTCTGGCACGTCCGGGCACGCGAGGACGACGGGCACGGCCACGGCACGCAGAAGCCGGTCGAGTGCATGCGCCGGCCGATCGAGAATAATTCATCGCCGGGTCAAGCGGTCTATGACCCGTTCGTCGGCTCGGGCACCACGATCATTGCTGCAGAAATGACGGCGCGCGCGTGTCACGCGCTGGAGATCAACCCGGCCTACGTCGATGTCGCGATCCTGCGCTGGCAGGCATTCACCGGGGAAAAGGCCAGAAACGAAGACGGCCGCGACTTTGGGGTCGCGGCTGAGGGTGGTGATCAGCGCGTACTCATCGATTAATGACGGTTCGGAAAGTCGCTCATCGATGTCCGCTTAACGCCTACGAGCGGAGCAAACGCGGACATTTTCTATCCGCCGCTTGGTGCGCAGGGGCCGACAGCGGCGGCCAATCACTCGACTACACGATCAGCACGCAGGAGCGTCAAGGGGGGCACGGTAAGACCAAGGGCGTTTGCGGTTTGCAGGTTGATCACCAAGGAGAAGCGCGTCGGTTGCTCCACGGGAATATCGGCGGGCTTACTCCCTTTTAGAATCTTGTCGACTAGAATCGTTACCTGTCGAAACGCTCCGCGCAGACTTGGGCCGTAAGTAATCAGTCCACCCTCGTCTGCCGTTTCTGGCCATTGATACATCGCGGGTAGACGAAGTTCCTCGGCCAACCCGAGTATCTTCCCACGTAGCGCAAAGAGCAGTGCCGAAGAGAGGACGTTGACGCCGGCGGCGCCCGTATTCTTTGCTTCACGCAATGCCTGCTCGATCTGGTCCGGCGAACCGACGACCGATTCACGCAAAGTGAAACCGAGCGCCGCAGCTGTCGCGTTGAGCGCCGGACGAGACTCACGGTGGGAAGTCGGGTCTGCCAACAAGAGCACGGTGCTGCGCGGGGGTAGAAGCTCGGCCAAAATTTCCAAGCGTTTCGCGTCGAGTTCCGTGCCCATGATACTTATGCCCGTGATATTGCTCTCGGGCTGACGCATGTTGGTAACAAGCTTCGCCCCAACAAGGTCTTCCGACATGGAAACGATCGGAACGGTGGTGGTGGCAGCCTTGGCGGCCAAGCCAGTAGCGTCGCCGAAAGTTGCGATCACCGCCGGCCGCTGAGCCACAAGTTCGGCCGCAAGCGTTGGCAGGCGGTCTACTTTACCGTCAGCATACCGGACATCGAAGGCGATATTGCGACCTTCAACATATCCGAGGGCTTGCATATAAGTGCGCAAGGGCTCGGTAAATGTTCGGCCACTTTCGCGCGAAAACACAAGCAGAATGCCGAAGATGGGTAGTGCCGATTGTTGCGCGTACGCTGCGAGCGGCCACGCCGCCGCTCCACCGAGCAGGCCGATGAACTCCCGCCGTTTCAGGTGCGACATGGCCGAGCCCTCCCATTGGGCACAGTCTGCCACAGCCAAACCGGCAAGTCCTTGTGGTGGCTTGAATCGTTCTGAATCGAGGCTGATGGGGCTGTTGGGCGCACCGACCGATGTCCGAGTTGGGGTCAGACTCGGTCATTCGACGGTGTCGGTTCAATGTCCGGTTTGCCCGAAGGCGGACATGGGCTGAAAGGCGCGCAACAATTCGTTTTGTCGAGCAGCCTCTCTTGCGCGCGTGCCCGCTCGAGCAATGCCGGCAGCGGGCGACCCGGCGCACGATCAGCGCCGGGCCGGATCGCTCGTACATTGTTCGGCCGCGCCGCTGCTACTGCACGATGACCGTCGCGCCGATCTGGACCCGGTTATAGAGATCGATCACGTCCTGATTGGTCATGCGAATGCAGCCCGATGACACCGCTTCGCCGATTTTGTCAGGCTCGTTCGAACCGTGAATGCGATAGAGGCTTGCGCCGAGATAGATCGCGCGTGCACCCATTGGGTTGTCGGGCCCGCCCGCCATATGACGCGGCAGATCGGGCCGACGCTGCAGCATCTCCCCGGGCGGCGTCCAGTCCGGCCACTCGCGCTTGGCGGTCACCTGGTTGATGCCGCTCCAGGCGTAGCCGGCCTTGCCGACGGCGATGGCATAGCTCAGCGCCTGCCCGTTGCCGAGCACGAGGTAGAGCCGACGCTGCGCCGTGCTGACTATGATGGTGCCGGGCTTTTGATTGGTGGGATAGCTCACCACCCCGCGCGCGATCGAGGGACCGAATAAGCTCGCGAAAAACGAGCGGCCGCTGCCCGCATAGCGGTCGTAAGGATGAGCCGCGACCGGCGTGGTGGCAGCGGCAATGCTCAGCATGGCGACGAGCCCCGTGACGATTGTGACGATCTTCATGATGCCAATCCCCTTGTATTAGGCACCCGGACGGGCTGACCGAGTGACGCCCCTATTCCGCTGTGTCTGTGCGAGACGCCCGCTTCTGCCATCCCACTTCCGGCTCAATCGCCGGGGGAATGGCTCCCGACTATTTGTCGCCTCAGGCCGGTCGAAGGTTCAAATGCAATCGGTAGGATCGGGACATTGGTATCCGGATCGGGGGCTCAGCATAAACCGATTAAGCAGGGGCTCTCACTGCAACCCGGCCAGCCGGTGCATTGCAAACGATCGAGGTCGTCCGCGGCATTTGACATCCGCAGTTCGCTTCAGAGCGTGGCGCAGTTGCTTGGCGTCTAGTTATCGGGCGATCCGGTAGCTTGTTACGCCGTCGGCGCGGGAGCGCTCGATCTTGACGCCAGCAGTCTTCGGGAGGCGGCTCAGAAAGGCACGCAGCGTGTGCGGCTGCCAACCGAGCTTCTTGGTCATTGCCTCGATCGTCGAGCCCTCGCCAGCAAGCATCGCCAACACGGCTTCGGACTTGCTCCCGGTCTTCGCCGCGGTGTTCCGCGGGACGGCAGTACGCGGTTTAGCGATCGACTTTTTCGCAGTGGCGTTTCGGGTTTTGGCGTTAGCCATAGCATCCTCCTACTTTGATGCGCCGCGTGGAATGCGTGACGCGGCTCGGCATCAATGCTCGCCGGCAGAAAATCATCAACGCGTATCACAGCAATGAAATTGCTGTTTCACGCCAACAAGCTCACGAAGGGATCAAATGGCGGGACCACACGGGCCGCGCCCCATTCCGACCCACTTGAAGGTGCTGCGCGGCAATCCGGGTAAGCAAAGGCTCAACCGCGAGGAGCCGGAGCCGATGCTCCCGCCTGTGCCACCGGAGGTACCGGAATATCTGACCGGCTACGCGTGCGCTGAGTGGGAGCGCATCGTCACGGAGCTCTACCGGCTCAAGCTGCTGACGGTGTTCGACATCCATCCGCTCGCCGCCTACTGCCAGGCCTACGACTCGTGGCGCACGGCGATCGAGAAGCTCAAGGAGATGGCCGCGCGCGACCCGGTGATGGGCGCGCTCATGATTAAGACGCGCCACGGCAGCGTCATGCAAAACCCGCTGTTCCTGACTGCTCGGCAGTCGGCGAACGATATGGTGAGATACGCAAGTGAGTTTGGATTTACCCCAGCCGCACGATCCCGCATCTCGACGGTCGAGGCGCAGCGCACGGCGGGCAAGTTCGACGGGCTCCTCGCCGGTTAGGCGCACGCCTGAGGGCCGGCTGCGCGCGAAGCGCGTCATTGACTTCATCGGGCAACTCACCGTCCCGTCTGGGATAGGCCAGGGCGAGCCGTTCAAGCTGGACAAATTCCAGCGCGATTTCATCCGCGACATCTATGAGCCGGCGCGCAAGAACGGCAATCGCGCGGTCCGACGTGCAATCCTTTCGATGGCGCGTAAGAACGGCAAGACCGCGCTCATCGCCGCCATCGCGCTGGCGCACCTGGTCGGCCCCGAGGCGATACCAAACGGGGAGATCTACAGCGCCGCCAATGATCGCGACCAGGCAGCGATCGTGTTCAAGTTCGCGCGCCAGATCGTCGAGCTCGAGCCCGTGCTGATGGAAAAAATCGAGATCATCCCGTCGACCAAGACCATGCTGGCACGAGCCACGGGCTCGATCTATCGCGCGATCTCGGCAGAGGCCGGCACCAAGCACGGCTACGTGCCGAGCGTCGTGATCTACGATGAGCTGGCGCAGGCCAAAAACCGCGAGCTCTACGACGTGCTCGACACCTCGTTTGGGGCCCGCGAGGAGCCGCTGTTCATCGTCATCAGCACGCAATCGAACGATCCCGAGCACATCCTTTCGAAGCTCATCGACGACGGGATCTCTGGTGTCGATGCGAGCATCGTCTGCCACTTGCACGCGGCCGACGACGATTGCGACCTCGAGGACGAGGCACAATGGCGGAAGGCCAACCCGGCGCTCGATATCTTTCGCGATCGCGAGGACCTGGTCGCCGCGATCCGAAAGGCTAAGCGCATGCCGGCCGAGGAGCCGAAGGTGCGCAACCTCTTCCTAAACCAGCGCGTCTCGCCGACTGCAACGCTGATCTCGCGCGTTGAATGGATGGCGCGCGCCGGCAACATCTCGCTCGGACCGGGCGAGGAGGTCTATCTCGGGCTCGACCTCTCGAGCGTAATCGACCTCACTGCGCTGGTGATGGGCTCGGCAGACGATCCTTGCCGCGTCGTGCCGTTCATCTGGAAGCCGGCCGAGCATCTGGTCGCCCATTCCGATCGGGACTTCGGCACCGGCAACCACCGTTATTTGTGGTGGGCGCGCGAGGGTCACCTACTCACGACCCCCGGAAAGAGCATCGACCACGCCGTGGTCGCCACCAAGATCGCTGAGCTCTGCCAGCAGTACCGCGTCAAGGCGCTCGCCTATGATCGATGGCGGATGAGTGATCTTCTGCGCGAGTTTGATCGCATTGGTCTGCAAGCATTCGAGGACGGCAAAAAGGGCGACGGCTTGCGCGTGGTGCCGTGGGGCCAGGGCTTCGCCAGCATGGGCCCGGCGATCGACGCGCTCGAGCTTGCCATTGTCGAGGAGAAACTCGTCCATCCGAATAACCCGGCGCTCAATTGGAATGTGGCTAATGCGGTCGCGACCATGGACCCTGCTGGTAATCGCAAACTCGATAAGGATAAGGCGCGCTTCCGCATCGACGGCGCGGTGGCGCTGGCGATGATGATGGGGTTGCGCTCCCGCGATCGCACCGCCGCGCCAATCGACATCGCGTCACTCATCGGATGAAAGAGCTTCGCGGCGCATAACCGCGAAGTGGTGGGAGTGGTCAGGCGCTGCCGTAAAACCCGTCTTCCCGCGCTCTGATCCGCCTCCCGTGGCTCCCGGCACCGGAAACCGTTGTCCCGGCCCGCTGTCGGGAGCCATTGATCCCCGTCCCACCGAACGAGGTCGCAGCCATGACGCTCCTCGAACCAGTCTCATTCAATCGCCAACGCGATCAGCAAAGCAGCTTTCGCCCGCGCTCGTCCGCGCTGGCGTTGCGACCGGGCAACCTGTTCGTGCGAATGGCGGTGATGCGCGTCATCGGCCAGGTCACCGGCCGTTCGTGCGCCGACATCGTCGCGCGGCACTGGCCGAGCGACCGCATCATGGCTGAACTCGTCGAGCGAGCCGCGACCTCCCCCGCGATGACGACGGTCACGGGCTGGGCAGCAGAGCTCGCGCAGAAGGTCACCGCCGACGCGGTCGAGGCCTTGGGCCCGGCATCGGCTGCGGCGCAATTGATCCGCGAGGGGCTCGTCCTGAATTTCAATGGGGCCGGGCAGATCATGGTGCCTGGCCTCATCACTGATCCGAAGTACGCAAGCTTCGTCGCCGAGGGGCAACCGATCCCGGTGTGCCAGCTCAACACCGCCGGCCCGACGCTGAGCCCGTACAAGATCGGGAGCATCGTCGTGCTGACGCGCGAGATGATCGAGAGCTCCAACGCCGAGGCGCTGATCGGGGACGCGCTCGTCCGTTCCGCTGGCCTGGCGCTCGACGCCGCGTTCTTCGATTCCAACGCCGCATCTGCCGCGCGGCCCGCAGGCATCCGCAACGGGATCGCGGCGCTAACCGCAAGCAATGACTCCAACGCAATAGAGGCGGTCCTCGCGGACTTTTCTACGCTCGTCGGTTCGGTTTCGGCCGTTGGCGGCGGGGGACCGTTCATCCTTGTGGCCCGTGCGGGTCGTGCGGTCACGATGAACAGCCGCTTCTATCGTCAGTTCGATCGCGAGAATCGGCTCATCCAGGTCTTGCCGTCGGCCGCCGTCGGCGCCGATCTGGTCGCCATCGCGCCCACAACCCTCGTCGCCGCGATCAGCGCCGATCCTGACATCGAGACGGCGAAGGCGGCGACGCTGCACGAGGACTCAAGCCCGCAGCCGCTCATGGTGGCGGGACCGGCACGCTCGCTATGGCAGACCGACAGCATCGCCCTCAAGGTGCGCTGGCCGGCGACGTGGGCGCTGCGCGATCCTCGCGGGGTGGCGTGGCTGACGCCGTCCTGGAACTAATTGCTCCTCGTCGACGGGGAAAGCGGGGGAGGCTCCGCCAACACCTCCTCACGGGGTGTCCCCCACCTGAAAAAAAGCGCCGCGATCGAGGCCAATCAACCGCGGCGTTGTGGGCTGGGCCGACCCTCATCCCTGATGGGCGGTGAACCGAATCCGCCAAGCGGAAAACAACCGACTCGAGGCTGCCCTGCAACGGGAGGACTCGCGCTATGCCCATCAAACGTCACAAGGCCAAGCAAGCACCAGCACCCATGGACGGCGAGTCGCGCAGCGACTTCATGGACCGCTGCATCGGCGAGCTCATGGACGAGGAGAACATGAGCGAGAGCGACGCGCGCAACGAGTGCGAGGTGGCCTGGGCGGACCAAATGACTCCGCCCCTGATGCACAAGCTGCACATCGACAAGAGCGCCGGCGATGCGCTCGAGTTCGTGCTCTCCGACGCGACGCCCGACCGCTACGGCGACATCATCGAGGTCGAAGGCTGGCAGCTCGCCGATTTCAAGCGCAACCCCGTCGCCCTCTTCTCGCATGACCCTAAATTCGTCGTCGGCAAGTGGAGCAATCTGCGGGTCGAGCACAAGGAGCTACGCGGCGGGCTCGAGCTCGCACCGGAGGGAACGTCCGATCGCATCGACGAGATCCGCCGCCTGGTGCAGGCCGGGATCCTCAAAGCGGTGTCCGTCGGCTTCAAGCCGCTGGAGCATCAGCCGATCGACGAGAAGGACCCTTGGGGCGGCACCCGTTACACCAAATCGGAGCTGGTCGAGACTTCGCTCGTAGCCGTGCCCGCGAATCCCAACGCGCTGGCCGTCGCGAAGTCTCTCAACATTTCCCGCGCCACCATGGACCTCGTCTTCGCCGAGCACGGCAAGAGAACCGAGGAAACCCGCGCGCGGGAATATCACGCCGAGCACGGCAATCAGAGGCACGCAAATGGAAGGAGCAGAGCCATGACGCCTCTTGCTCAAAGGATTCAGGAACTCGAGGGGCGGATCGTCGCCACGCAGGACGAGCTAAACGCCCATTGGGAGAAAGTTGACGACACCAATGTCAGCGACGCCGACCTGCAGCGGTCGAACGATCTCAACGCTAGGCTCGCGACGCTCACCAAGCAACGCGAGAATATGGTCACGTCCGAGCGGATCCTCGCCGGCACGAGCGTGAGCACCAGCGGCGGGGGCAACGGCCAACAGCGCGACCTCACCGTCTACCAGCCGCCGAACAACAACGGCGCCGGCGAGCAGCGCACCGCGATCGAGGTGCCGTACCTCATCAAGAGTCGTGGAAAGGAATACGATCCGCTCGACTACATGATCCGCGCCGCCGTGGTCGCCTACGCCGCGAAATCCTGGGGCAAGCCGATCGAGGAAGCGCGCCTGATGATCGGGCGCCATTTCAAGGTTTACGAGGACGACGGCACCAAGGGCATGTGCGAGCTCGTGCTGCGCGCCGCCTCAGCCCCCGCTATGACCAGCGTGGTTGGATGGGCAGCCGAACTCGTCCAGCAGACATGGACGGACTTCATGCCGCTCTTGATGCCCAAAGCGGTGTTCAATCGGCTCTCCGCGCGCGGGCTTGCGCTCAGCTTCGGCCGAGCTGGCAAGATCAACATCCCGACCCGCGCACGTACGCCGACGATCGCCGGCTCGTTCGTCGGTGAGGGACAACCGATCCCCGTTCGCCAGGGCTTGTTCACGACCCAGGCGCTGACCCCGAAAAAACTCGCAGTCATTACGACCTGGACCAGAGAGATGGACGTTTACAGCACGCCCGCGATCGAGGGCTTGCTGCGCGATGCCGTCCAAGAGGACACCACGGTTGCGATCGACTCGGTGCTGCTCGACGCCAATCCGGCGACCGTGGTTCGTCCCGCTGGTCTGCTCAACGGCGTGGCGGCGCTCACCGCGACCGCCGGCGGTGGACTTGATGCGGCGATCGGCGATATCAGTCAATTGGTCTCCGCGCTTATTACGAGCACGCTCGGCAACGTGCGTAATCCGGTGTGGCTGCTAAATCCGGGCGACCTGCATCGCTTGCGCATGGTCATCGTCTCGCAAAGCGGAGTCTTTCCCTTCCGCGCCGAGATCGATGCGGGCAACCTCGACGGCATTGCGTTCATCGACTCCTTCACGGTCCCGCCGAGGACTCTTATCCTCATCGACGCCGCGGACTTCGTCACCGCCGGTGCCGACGCTCCGCGCTTCGAGATGAGCGACCAGGCAACTCTGCATGAAGAAGATACGGCACCCGCACCGATTGCGCCGGGACCGAGCGGCCCCGCTTCGGCGCCAGTGCGATCTCTATTCCAAACGGATTCGCTGGCTCTGCGTATGATCATGAACCTCAACTGGACCATGCGACGATCCGGCATGGTCGCGTGGGTGCAGAACGTCACCTGGTGAATGGTGATCCTGCCGGATCGTCCCCGCCGGCGAACTCGTCGCGAGCCACGAAGTATAGGCATCATCGCAACTCGCAGCCTCCAGGAGAAATCCATGCCAGAGATCAAACCGCAAAGCACCACGTCCGCCGGTCAGGTCGGCGATCCGCGCGTCGATCCATTTGACGTCTACAAGCCGACGCCGACGCAGGAGGAAAACGACCGCGCCGCGGTGGGCGAGCATGTCACGGACAAGGAGCCGGATGGCAGCCCGGAGCAAGACTCGACCGCTCCGGCTGCCAGCGGTTATCGCTCCGAGCAACGCGAGCACCGCCAGCAGCGATCACAAGAGCACCAGCGAACGCAAGAGGCCAAGCGGCCGTCTGGCAGCTATGAGACGCGCACGGTGCAACCGCGACCGCAGGCGGCGCAACACTCGCCCTCGGCCGAGAAGAAAGACTCATGAACGCACGCGCGCTGATCGCTCGCGTCATCGGGCCCTTGGTGGCAAAAGCCACCGAGGGCGCATTTCGTCCGGGGCCATATTATCTGCCGCTTAGCGGGGGTTGGTTGCCCGACGGCGCGCCGCTGAATTTCTGGCAGCTTGGGATGGATCCGAGCGGCACTGGGCAGCGCTCCGCCATGGTGGAGGCCTGCATCTCCGCGTATGCACAGACCGTCGCGATGTGCCCCGGCGATCACTGGCGTTCGAACGACAAAGGCGGTCGCGACCGCGTCAACAATTCCGCGCTCTCGCGCATCCTGCGCAAGCCGAACGACTACCAATCAATCTCCGATTTCTTATTAAACGCGACGCGCTACCTCTATCTGGAAGGCAACGCCTATGCGCTAGCTTTGCGCAATTCCCGCTTCGAGGTCGATTCCCTTCATTTGATGGATTCGCGGCAGTGCACGCCACAGCTCGCTGTCAATGGCGAGATCTTCTATCACCTGGCCGGCAACGACATCATCGCGCGTCGCCTCGAACTAGGCCGGATCGGCAACACGCAACTGATCGTGCCGCAGCGCGATGTCCTCCATATCCGCCTGCACACGACGGACCACAAGTTTCCGTTTCCGCTGAAAGGCGAGACGCCGTTAATGGCTGCCCTCGCCGATATCGCGCAGACCGACGCGATTAAGCGCCAGCAAATCCAATTCTACATCAACCAGGCGCGGCCATCCGCCGTGCTCTCGACCGATCTCGTGCTCAATCGCGAGCAGGTGGACGAGCTACGCCAGCGCTGGAACGAACAGGCCAAAGGCCTCGACGGTTGTGGGCCAGGCGGCACGCCCATCTTGACCGCCGGCCTAAAGGTCCAGCCTTGGACGACGCCAGGCAAGGACGCCCAGGTGGCCGAGGTCATGAAGCTTTCCGGTGAGCAGATCGCGCTCGCGTTCCGCATCCCGTTGCAGGTTCTCGGTCTCTCCGGCGGCGCGCCGTTCTCGTCGACCGAAGCGCTCATGCAGTTCTGGATCGGGACAGGGCTCGGTTTTGCTCTCAACCACATCGAGGAGGCGTTCGGCCAACTATTCCAATTGAAGGGCCAACCCCACGAATACCTCGAGCTCGACACCTCGGCGCTCCTGCGCTCGCAATTCAGGGATCGGATCGAGGCGCTGACCCGCGGGGTGCAAGGTGGTGTGTTCTCGCCCAACGAGGCACGCAACCGCGAAGGACTCGACAGCGTGGATCAGGGGGACGAGCCGCGCGTCCAGCAGCAGGTTGTGCCCCTGAGCGCCGCGGCAGGGCTCGGCGCAAAACCAACATCCAGTGGTCCGCATCCGCCCGCTGCACCTGCTCCGCCGCCCTCGCCACCGGCGCCACCACCGAAGGACTACGACGAAAATGTCCGACGGCTCTGTCAAACTTTCCTCCACACCGCTGACACCTTCGCTGGACGGCTTGATCTCTGACGCGGTCCGCGATGCCATCGGCCACACTATTGCGGTGCTTCGCCGGCAATGGGAGCGCGAGCTCGCAGTCATCGAGGCGCAGTCGCGGGCGGCGATGGCGCAATCGAGCGCCACTATCGCCGAGCTCCGGGTGCAGCTCGTCGAAATGCGCGCGGCGTTCGACGCGGCATCGTTGCAGAGGATGCTCGAAATCAACGCACAGGTCGCCGATCGGCTTGCGCTTGTGAAGGATGGCGCACCTGGCCAAGCTGGTGAGCGCGGCGAACGCGGCGAGAAAGGCGAAGCTGGCGCGCAGGGGCCGCCTGGTCCACATGGAAATGCGGGCGCGCCTGGTGAGCGCGGTGAACGCGGAAAGCAAGGCGAAGTGGGCGCGCAGGGGCCGCAGGGTCCACAAGGTGATCCGGGCGCGCCTGGCGAGCGAGGTGAACGCGGGAAGCAAGGCGAAGTGGGCGCGCAGGGGCCGCAGGGTCCACAAGGCGATCCGGGCGCGTCAGGGGAGCGTGGCGAACGCGGCGAGAAAGGCGAAGCTGGCGCGCAGGGGCCGCAGGGTCCGCAAGGTGATGCAGGCGCGCCTGGCGAGCGAGGTGAACGCGGGGAGCAAGGCGAAGCTGGCGCGCAGGGGCCGCAGGGTCCACAAGGTGATCCGGGCGCGCCTGGCGAGCGCGGCGAACGCGGCGAGGCAGGCGATCCTGGACCGCAGGGCGAGAGAGGTCTCGACGGCGCGCCGGGACAAGCAGGCGAGCGCGGCGAACGCGGCGAGAAAGGCGATCCTGGTCCGGAAGGCGAGAGAGGTCTCGACGGCGCGCCGGGACAAGCAGGCGAACGCGGCGAGAAAGGCGAAGCTGGCGCGCAGGGGCCGCATGGTCCGCAAGGTGATCCGGGCGCGCCTGGCGAGCGCGGCGAACGCGGCGAGAAAGGCGATCCTGGACCGCAGGGCGAGAGAGGTCTCGACGGCGCGCCGGGACAAGCAGGCGAACGCGGCGAGAAAGGCGAAGCTGGCGCGCAGGGGCCGCATGGTCCACGAGGTGATCCGGGCGCGCCTGGCGAGCGCGGCGAACGCGGCGAGAAAGGCGATCCTGGACCGCAGGGCGAGAGAGGTCTCGACGGCGCGCCGGGACAAACAGGCGAGCGCGGCGAACGCGGCGAGAAGGGCGAAGCTGGCGCGCAGGGGCCGCAGGGTCCGCAAGGTGATGCGGGCGCGCCTGGCGAGCGAGGTGAACGCGGGGAGCAAGGCGAAGCTGGCGCGCAGGGGCCGCAAGGTCCACAAGGTGATCCGGGCGCGTCAGGCGAGCGCGGCGAACGCGGCGAGAAAGGCGCTTCCGGCCCGCAAGGCGAGAGAGGTCTCGACGGCCCGCCCGGAGAAGCAGGCGAGCGCGGCGAACGCGGCGAGAAAGGCGATCCTGGACCGCAGGGCGAGAGAGGTCTCGACGGCCCGCCCGGAGAAGCAGGCGAGCGCGGCGAACGCGGCGAGAAAGGCGATCCTGGACCGCAGGGCGAGAGAGGTCTCGACGGCGCGCCTGGCGAGCGAGGTGAACGCGGGGAGCAAGGCGAAGCTGGCGCGCAGGGGCTGCAGGGTCCACAAGGTGATGCGGGCGCGCGCGGCGAGCCAGGTGAACGCGGGAAGCAAGGCCAAGTGGGCGCGCAGGGGCCGCAGGGTCCACAAGGCGATCCGGGCGCGTCAGGCGAACGTGGCGAACGCGGCGAGAAAGGCGATCCGGGCCCGCAAGGCGAGCGCGGGGAGAAAGGCGAAACCGGCGAGAAGGGTGAAAAGGGTGACAAGGGTGAGCCGGGAAGTATTGGGCCTGCTGGTCCCCAGGGTGATCCGGGCCCGCAAGGACCGCCCGGCCCTCCTGGCAGGAACGGCGAACCCGGGCCGCGAGGTTCCGACGGCGAGCCTGGGCTTCCTGGTCCTGCCGGCCCGCTAGGCGAACGAGGCGCTCCCGGTGAGGCTGGCGTTCCAGGCGAACGCGGAGAGAAAGGCGAGCGCGGCGAAGCCGGGCCTCCTGGTCAAGCTGGTCGTGACGGAGTCGACGGCGAGAGAGGTGATCGCGGCGAGAAAGGCGAAAAGGGAAACGTGGGCCCCACGGGACCCGCTGGCCCTCAAGGCGCTCCCGGAAAACTACCGATCGTGAAAGCGTTCAAGCCCGAACGCGTCTACTACGAGGGCGAGGTGGTCGCGCACAAGGGCTCGACCTGGCAGGCGACCAAAGATACCGGACAGATGCCGCCGCATCCCGATTGGATCGGTCTCGCGTTTCGCGGCATGGACGGCACCGGGCCGCAGCCCCGCGGCGTCTTCAAGGAAGCAGAGCGCTACAATTTCCTCGACATCGTTACCCGCGACGGCGGCTCGTTCATCGCGCGCAAGGACGACCCGGGCCCATGTCCTGGCGAGGGCTGGCAACTCCTCGTGCAGCGCAAGAACGGCAAGGACGGAGCGTCCGGCGAGCCGGGGCCGCGCGGCGAGAGGGGCGAGCGTGGAGAGCGCGGGCCGCAGGGTGAAGCTGCTCCGGCAATCGTAGGCTGGTCGCTGGACCCCGCGCGCTACGTCGCCGTCCCGCTCTTGTCTAACGGCAAAAAGGGGCCGGCACTCGAGCTCCGGGGCTTGTTCGAGCAATTCCAGGATGAGACCGCGCCATGACTCCGCGGCAGTGCATCCTGGGGTGGCGCGCTTGGCCGACCTCGAGCACGAAGCCGCGAGCTGATCGCCACCATGTGTCCCGCCCGCGTCGTCCTCACCCACGGTCCGGCCCGCGATCGTCGGCTGCTGCTCGCGCTGTTCGCGCTCGAGCGTCGTCGCAAGGCCAAACTCGTCGAACTGCTCCGCCATGGTTGACGTCGTCATCAAGGTGCTCGAGCCGGCCGAGACGCACGACCTCATCTCGCTCGAAGACTGCAAGATCCTGCTCGATATTCCCGAGGGGGATACGAGCGGCGATTCGCAGCTCGAGATGCTGATCTCGCAGAACTCCGAGGCGATCGCGGTCGAGTGCAATCGGGTGTTTGCCAAGGAGAAGGTCGAGGAGACCTGGCGCTGCGTCGCGCCGGTTTGCTGCCCGGACGGCACCTGCAAGATCTGGCTCTCGCATTATCCGGTCAAGCCCAAGGACATCGAGAGCGTCGAGAGCCCGCGCGGCAGCCTGATCGATCCGACCGGCTACGATCTCGAGCCGCTTTCCGGCAAGCTCATCCTCCTCAACGGCTGCTCGAGCGAGATCGTCGTCACCTATACCGGCGGCTACGACTTGCCCGAGGAGGCGCCGCTCGCGCTGCAGCAGGTCACCGGAATGCGCGTGCGCGGCGTGCAGGCCGAGCTCAGGATCGCCACCACCAGCGGCAGCGGCGTGCGCATGTTGGCGCACAAGGACAGCCGCGTGATCTATTTCTCGCCCAAGGATCTGGTGATGGCTGGCGGCGGTGCGGCCTCGCCGGCGGCGCAGAGCGCGAGCAAAAACGTGCTTTCGAAATATACGCGGTATTTCATCTGATGTTCCTGATCGAGGCCAAAGCACCGCTGCGCGAATTCGGCCCGATCATGGGCAGCGCCGTGGCCGCCACCGCGCGCGCGATCCAGCAGAGCTCGCGCCAGGACATCGCCCGCGCCGGCCGCTTCGGCAGATACACGAAGGGTTACACGACCAGCGTGAAAAGGGTCACCGGCGGCTATGTCATTCAATGCTTTCTCAAGCCCGGGTTTCTCAAAGTGTTCGAATACGGCGCGACCAGCGTCGGCCACCCGCTGCTGTGGGTCCCGGTCAAGCCACTGCGCATTCAAGTGCGCAAATACGGCGGCAGGCTCATCCGTCCGAAAGGCAAACGCGTGTTGCTGCGCGCGACCGACAAGAAAGTCATGTACGTCGGCGTCAGCAGCGTCATCAACCGCCCGCGCTTCCATCTGCGGCAGATCGCCTATCGCGAAGCCGAGAAGTTTCTCACGCACATGCGCGAGGGCTCCTGAGTGGCGCTCTACAATCTCAGCGACAGCGTCTACAAGCCGAACTTCGATGTGTGGGCGCGGCCGATCACGGTGACGCCGCTGGTGAGCCAGCCCGGGGCGCCGGCTTACAACGCGCGCGGCTATTACGACCAGAAAGAGCTCGACGTCATCGCCGAGGGCCCGGCGGTTTTCTCCGACGCACAAACCTATCTCGACATTCTCGACGCCGAATTCCCGATCGTGCCGATGCAGGGCGATCAAATCGATATTCCCTTTCACCAGGGCGTCAAAGGCGGCTCGTTTTTAGTGCTCGACCTCACGCCCGGCAATGCCGGCGGGATGATCACCATCACGCTGCGCAAACTCACGGCACCGAAGCCGACGCCATGAACGTGACGACTCCCGATCCCATCTATGCAAATTCCTATTCGTGGATGATCCGCAACGTCATCCTTGACCGGCTCAAGCTAGTGCCGCCGTTTGCCGCCGGCGTCGTCAAGTTCAGCCGCACGCCGGCGATCGGCCCGATCCAGGAGCAGCACATACCCTATCTCGGCGTCTACCTGATGCCGGATGAAACCTTTGCCGAGTTCGGGCAGAACAATCACGGCCCGCAACATTTCCTGCACAAGCTCACGCTCGGGTTCTCCTACATCATCGAGAACAACGACACCGACCAGGTCGAGGAACTGCTCGACGCGGGGCACTGGTCGATCATGAAGCTCCTGCACGATCCCGATTGGGCCAAATGGCCGGCGGTCGATCCCGAGGTCTATGCCACGCGCCAGATGCTCGAGGCTGTGGTCAGCGGCTCTCGCCGCTTCGTCTACGGCACCGCCGGCCGCCAGAACACGCTGCCGATCGCTGAAATGCAGATGGAGTGGATTGTCACCTATCGCACGTTCTTCGAGCCGGTGATCAGTGACGTGTTCGAGGCGATGCACGTCAAGGTCATCTATCCCTGGCCCGAAGATCCCAACCGCCAGCCGATCATCACCGAATACGTCCTCGAGCAAAACTAGACGAAACCGCTCAATTGCCGGCTTTGGACTTCGGCCCAAAAAATGTGGCTATTTCGAATGCCACATATGATTCGAACTTTGGAAGCACTCGACTGGGAGCCCACCATGGACCTCTCGATCAAGCACCAGCATGGTCGTGCGCTGCCGGCGGCGAAGCGGCACAAGCCGGACGATCTTTCGCGGCCGACGCATGTGCGCGTGGTCGCCACGGAAGAGAAATATCGCCGGGCCCTCCAACACGGCGTCACGCGCCAGAAATTTCTTCCCAACATCGGCGACTCGGTCGAGTGGCCGCTCGATTCCTTCACCTGGCGGCGGCTGAGGGAAGGTACGGTCAAGCTTGCGGATGACGCGGTCGCGGAAGCCATCCGCGCGCCGCAGGCGCACAAGCGCGAGGACGAAGGCGAGCGCACAACGCACCAACGCCGGCGCGCGCGCGATCCGCAAACCTAAAGCGGCGCGCCTCGCCTCTTTTTCTCGGTCCGTCGTGAGACGCGCCTTTCCTCCGATGGAGAACGTCCATGCCCATCAGCTTTGACTCGATTCCCGCCAATTGGCGGATGCCGCTATTCTGGGCCGAGATCGATCCGTCGATGGCGGGCTTGCCGATCGTGCGGCAGCCGATCCTCCTCGTCGGCTCGATGATCACCGAAAGCGACGCGACCACCGGCGTCACCGCGGGCATCGCCGTGCCCGACGTGCCGCGGCCGATCGGGACGCAGGCCGAGGCGGATCACCAATATGGCGAAGGATCCGAGCTCGCTTGCATGTTCGCGGCGAGCTTCGCGAACAACTTCGCGCAGGAGATTTGGGCGCTGCCGGTCGCGCCGCTGGCGGGCTCGATTGCGGCAACCGGCGACATCTCGATCGACGCGGTCCCGACCGAGGCCGGGATGCTGCATCTCTACATCGCCGGGCATCACGTCGGCATCGTCTGCGGGACCACCGACACGCCGGACACCATCGCCACCGCGCTGGCGGCGGCGATCAACGACATTCCGAGCTTGCCGGTAACCGCGGCGGCCGCAACCGACACGGTCACGTTGACCTGCAAGACCAAGGGCGTGAACGGCAACGACATCTCGCTGACTTTGAACTACTACGGCAAAGTCGGCGGCCAGGCGCTCCCGCCCGGCATGGCGGTGACGATGCCCGCAAGCCTCTCCGGCGGCGCCGGCGTGCCCGATTACACCAACGCGATCGCGAACCTCGGCGAGCACGAATATGAATATGTCGCGCTTGCCAACACCGATTCGAATACGCTGTTCGACTTCGAGCAGGAATGGGGGTTCGACGACACCGGACGCTGGGGCTGGATGCGCCAGCTCTATGGTCATCTGTTCGCTGCCAAGCGCGATGACTATTCCGACCTCATCGTGTTCGGCGAGACGCGCAATTTCGGCCCGACCTCGATCATGGGCGTCGAGCCGCTGGCGCCATCGCCGACCTACGAGTGGGCGGCGGCCTATGCCAGCAAGTCCGCACGCGCGCTGACCAACGATCCGGCGCGCCCGCTGCAGACCTTGTCGCTCAACAAGATCCTGCCGGCCAGGCCGGAGGACACGTTCATCCTGCCGGAGGTCAACAGCCTTTCCGGCGTGGGTATCGCGACGCAGAAACGCGGCTCCGATGGTCAGCCGATGATCATGCGGGACACGACCACCTACCAGCTCAACCTCTATGGCCAGAGCGACGATGCCTATGAGCTGGTGACCACCATGGCAACGCTGGCGCGGCTGATCCGCAATCAGCGCCAGGCGATCACCTCGAAATTCCCGCGCCATAAACTCGCCAACGACGGCACCCGCTTCGGCGTCGGGCAGAAAATTGTCACGCCCAAGATCGTCAAGGCCGAGCTCGTCGCCGAATATCGCATCGACGAATTCAACGGCCTGGTCGAGGACGTCGCCAGCTACAAGGCGAACCTCATCGTCGAGCGTGACCCTAATAACCCGAATCGGCTCAACGTTCTGTACCCGCCCGATCTCGTGAACCAGCTGCGCATCTACGCCGTGCTGGTGCAGTTCAGACTCCAATCCAACCGCGGCCAGGACGCCGAGATTCTCCGGTAAGTCGAAGCGAAAGGCGCCCGCGCCTTTTCTTCCGCGCAAACGGCCCGCGCGGGATCAGGACCGCTCGATCCGTCGTGAGACGCGTCACTCCCGCTAGATGGAGATCCCACTATGGCGCAAGCAGTCGCAGGCACGGCCTTCTTCAAGGTCGATGGCGATCAATACCCACTCCGCGGCAACTTCACCGTGTCGTCGTCGCCGATCGAGCGCACGATGCTCGCAGGCCAAGACTACGTGCACGGTTATCAAGAGCTGCCGCGGGTGCCGTGGATCGAAGGAGACGTCACTACGACGCCCGAGGTGCTGCTCGAGGACCTTGACGCGATGGTCGACGTCACCGTGACCGCCGAGCTCATCAACGGCAAAACCTACGTGCTCAAACAGGCGGCATGCAAATCGGCCCTCGAGAACAACACCCGTGAAGGCCAGGTGCGCGTGCGGTTCGAGGGCACGAGTTGCGAGGAGATCAGCTCTTAACAGGAGGAAGCATGAACGAGGCAATGAACAGTCAACCACTCGCAGAGCCGGCGCCGGCGGCGCCGACGCATGAGCCGCAGCAGCAGACGCCGACGTCGTCGGCGCAGAATGGCGGCCTCGATTACGCGCAGACCGCCGCCGTCGAGGAGCCGCAAGCCAACGACGATCCGCTCTCGCATATTCTGACGAGGCCGATCCAGGCGCACGGCGAGGAGGTCGCAGTCCTCAAATGGCGCGAACCGACCGGCGGCGACATCGAGAAGGCCGGCAATCCGATCGTCATCTCCGGCATGGGCGGCGGCGAGCCGAAGCTCTCGTTCGACGAGATCAAGATGACCAAGATGATCTCGCAGCTCGCGGCCATCCCGCCCTCGAGCGTGCGCATGCTGATGGCGCGCGACTGGAACGCGATCTCGCTCAAGATCTTCCGATTTTTTATGTAGGGGACGGGAGCGTCGACGATCTCGTCCTCTATAGCTACTGGCTCGCGCAGTTTTATCACGTCGATCCGCAAGTGTTCCTCGACAAGACAATCGACGAGCTCAAGCGCAATCTCCATTGGACGCGCCGCCTGCAGGATCAGATACAGGCCGAGCAGGAGATGGCGGAGCGGATGCGCAGATAGATGGCCAACACCACCGACCAAGTCATCGAGATAAA